TATAGGATAATCAGCAATGGAGCAGAATTACCAAACAACCAAACTACCAACAGTCGGATCTAACACTGGTCCGGGGTATCCACCAAATGCCAGCTGGACGAACCCTAGCAATATAACTGTTGAGGATACTACTTATGCGAATCTTGGTTTGTTTGAAGGTGCTCAAAATGGAGACTCTTTAGTTGCATCGGGCTTCGGATTCGTACTACCCGAGAGTGCGATTATTGACGGAGTATCGGTTTATGTAGAAGGGTATCAAATAGGTTGTTATGGAACTGTCAATCTAAACGTCAGCGGTACTAGCGGAAAGAACGTGGGTGCATTAGCAGAGCAGTTCGGTGATGACCCCGACCTATGGGGAGCTTCAGAAATAACAGTCGCTGACATCGAGGCACTCACAGCTAGCGTCAATCTAAGCGATGTATCGGGCGGTGACGGTATATCCGAAGTCGAATATATACAGGTGAGCGTTTTCTGGCACATAGAGCTAGACACTGCTCCAGTAGACGTTCCAACCCGAGTAGCATATAAGACCTACTCAAGGGACGGCACTTACTTAGGAGAGCTTCCAAAGGTAACCAGCCCATTCTCATTTGCTCAAGACAAAAACAGCGCCGGGTCAATGATTGATATTGTTTGTGGAATACGAGCAGAGAATACTACCACCACCAGCGCCTTGTTGACTGATGCTGACGATGAGATACTAACGGACGATGATTTGCCTATTCTCGCCGACCTGACAGAAACACTTATTGCCGAGGGTGACTCTATGAAGAACGCATTATTCAAAAACTCCAACCGAATAAAGGTGTGGGTATATAACTACTGGTATCCAAACGGAAAGATTATGTTTAGTGGGCAGGTCAATAAAGTTTCTCCTAAATATGGTCTAAACGACAGTGTGTCCCTTTCTGTAATAAGCGATGGCATAGATGTGAACAACTTTATTGTTCGTGGCTTCCCTTTCAGCTATACCACCGACCAGAGCCAAACCACCACAGTTACATCAAACGATATCTACACAAACTCATACGGTGGGTGGCAGAGATACGGTCAGACTTGGAAGACTGGTGCTGCGGTTACTAATATCGGTGCTATTGATCTAAAGCTAAAAGGAACTGCAGACGTAACCCTTAGTGTTTATGACAGACCGAACGGAAACCTACTCGGAAGTGTTACAAAACGAGTGTCAGCAGGCTCGGCTTCAATTATTAGCTTTGAGTTCCCTCAGCTACTGCAGGTGACGCCACTAACAGAATATTTCTTTGGAGTCGGAGTTAAAGCCGGGCAGTCACTAGTAATATATCGTTCAAACTCAAACCTTTATGCAAACGGCACACGCTACAAATCACTCTATAGTGGTGGCTCGGGAGGCGGTAGCTGGTTCAACATGGCTCTCCCAACCTACGTGCAAGCCGACTATTACTTTGTCACTAAGTCCGGTCTACCAACAACAACAGCTACTTATAGCACTGACGATCCAACTACAGAAATGATGAGCGCTATATTGGCAGACTACAATGCCCGAGGTGGCTATATTGTCGAGCGTGATTTTGAAGCTACTGGTCTATCGCTGACGTACACTTTTAATGTGGCAACTATATTCGAGGCTATCGGCAAGGTTCTAGAGATGTCCCCGACTGGCTTTTTTGCATATATAGACCTCGGTCTAGCACTAATGGACTTGCAACAGATGTCAGAGGGTGCGGACTTTACTGTTGTGCGATCCAAAGATATAAACAACATTAACCTTGTACTTAGCATTGAGCAAGTGCAGAACTACCTGCTATTCACAGGTGGAGAAACTGGTGGTGATAATCTATTCCGAGACTACCAAGACAGTGCCAGTGCATCAAACTACGGTCTGCGAACCGTTGCAAAAACCGACAACAGAGTTACCAGCACAACAACCGCAGACGCTATTGGTGACACATTTATAGAGGAGAGCGCCGGGGAGATACAAGAAACAACAATTACAGTTTTGAACTCGACTATGGACACAACTCTGCTGACTCCCGGTAAGACAGTCGGCTTTAGAAACTACGGTGGATTTATAGACGGCATGATCCTGCAAATTGTGCGCCGAGAGTGGAATACTAACTCTGCGACACTTACGCTGGGTCGGCTTCCTGTAAGAATGAATGATGAGATACAGCGAATGAACAGAGGTCTATTAAACGAACAAACAGTCAACAACCCCACAGCACCAAGTTAGTGTTATAATAACGAAAGAGGAATTATGCCAAGAATAGTAGCTTTACCACCAATCCCCGAAGCACCAGCACCTGAAGATTTGCTGGCTGTTCATAATGTAAGCACAGGCGATACTGAGAAGATAACAATTGGTGAGCTTGTCGGCATCCCAGACTACGGCTGGACAAGTGCTGCTGAAGCATGGAGTTATGCTAGCTGGTCCAGTACATACAAAACTGGAGTATTAACCGTCCCAACAGATGCAACCCTTAAGTATTCACTCGGGATGCGTATAAAGATAACCCAATCAACGGGCGGCACTAAATACGGTATTATCACAAAAATAACAGCGACAGAGCTAACAGTTTTCTTTGGAACTGACTATACTCTAAACAACGAATCGGTAAGTGATCCGTTCTTCAGTAGCTTAAAAGTTCCTTTTGCCTTTCCAGTAAATCCACTCAAGTGGAGCATAGACGTTAGTGACACAACAGTAAGGACGCAGGGGAGTCCTGCCAACGGAACTTGGTACAACGTCGGAACTACCAACAGTCAGATATCTCTGCCAATAGGTGTTTGGCGCATTGGCATAAAAGTGACCGCCAACGTTGAGCGAACTGGCTCAAGCGCTAGTATGGCGACTACACTATCCAACGCAAATAACACCAACTCAAACTCGGAGTTTGAAGCGTATACAGACCTTGCTTACTCAGGCAGTGGAGCAATACATCAGTTCACAACTCATACAGTTCCAAACGTCCCTCTAGCAATAACAACTGCAGCGACTTGGTATTTGAACGCTCGGCAAACAAGAAGTGCAGCTACATCAATAGGTTTTGCGAATGACCTATCATCAATGAGACTAAAAGCCGATTGTGCTTACTTATAGGTTACGGAGTGGATTCAATACAAAGAAAACAGAAGTGGAACAAAACCGAGTGGGCTAATGCCCGAAAAAGAGCTATAGGCAGCAAAGACCATGTATGTGCTTTATGTCACACAGCGATAGATATAGAGGCTGTCGCTTTCTCTCCGCTAGCAGTAGAGGTTGACCACATCGTTCCAAGAGCGAGGGGTGGCGCACTCTATGAGCTCGACAACCTACAGCTAACTCATAGTAAGTGTAATCGTAAAAAGGGTGCAAAGATGGCTTCAGACTATGAGGGCTTAGACCAAAGCAACCCTGTGCCTCTGTCAAACGCTTGGTAGTAATTCGTGATATAATAAATCTATTATGAAATGGATTAAAGGAGTATAGCGATGTCACAAATCAAAGTAGCAGATATATCACGATGGCAGGGAAACATTGACTGGGACACGTTTGCTAAACAGATTGACGCAGTCGTTATAAAAGCCACAGGTGCTGACGGTGGACTCTACACCGACAGCAAATTCAAAACCAATCAAAAAGAAGCACGCCGAGTCGGTCTGCCTATTTGGTATTATCACTTTAAAGGCTCAGGCACTGCTAAACAGCAGGCAGATTACTTCGTTAGCACTGTCGGCGCACTTCAGGCAGGAGAGGGTCTGGTCCTCGATGATGAGAACGAGGGCAGCATAAACGTTCCGTTCGCAGTAGAATTCGCAGACCGAGTAAAACAGCTTACTGGTATAACCATCGTTCTATATTCTAATCAGTCACGTTTCGGTATAGTAAATCTACAACCTATTAAAGATAAAAACATCGGCGCATGGTCTGCTAAGTACGGAACTAACTCAGGTCAGCCCGAGGGCGCTCCCGGTACTGCAGGAATATTAAACGTTATTATGTGGCAGTATACTTCGCGAGCAAGAATAGCTGGCGTCACAGCTAATACAGTCGATATGAACATCTTTTATGGCGATGTCGCCGCTTTCAAGAAATACGGAGCTACTGGCTCAGTCAAACCAACCGTTCCAACAACTCCGGAGCCAACACCCGGCAACGGAACTTATACAGTAGTTAAGGGCGACTCGCTTTCAGGCATCGGAGAAAAGACAAAGACTAACTGGCAGGAGTTAGCAAAGCTCAACGGTCTAAAAGCTCCATACACAATCTATCCGGGACAGGTTATAAAGCTAACTGGCACAGCGCAGAGTCCAGCTACACCAACCAACACATACAAAGTACAACCCGGCGACTATTTAATTAAAATTGCTAAAGCTACTGGCACTAACTGGCAGGACTTGGCTAGACTCAATGGTCTGACCTCTCCGTTCATAATCCAGCCCGGTCAAGTTCTTAAGCTAAGATAAAGGATAATAATATGATTTTGTTCACTTTCGATACAGCAACAGTCGTTCAACTAATACTAACGCTAGCTATGCCCATCGCAGTCGGGCTTGTAACTACTAGAACCACTGCAGGAGCTACTAAGTCATGGCTACTCGCCGGACTTACGCTAGCCACATCTCTATTAGTAGAATTATCAAGCGCCCTCGCGAATAACGTGCCGTTTGATGTCGGAGTGGCTCTATTAGCTGCAATCCCAGCGTTTGCTATCTCTGTATCTACCTATTACGGCTTATGGAAGCCAACAGGCATCGGTGGCAAGGCTCAGGACGTTCAAAAGACTACGTTCCTGCACTAGGCTTCACATCCTCTATGCTTTTACTGCCTTTCATATCATTACAATACCTGCAGGCAGGTCTAAGGTTGTCTGCGTTAAATCTCAAACCCGGCGCTTTGCTACGGCTAATAACGTGATCTAAAGTAATAGTCTCAACCGATAATCTTACCGGACACCATTCGTGAATCTGTAAATAGCACTCCCAGTACTGTCCATCTATGGTCGGTGGGTTATGCCTGAGCCACGCAGCCCGAGTTATAAACCACTGTTTCGTGGTCTTTCCTACTTTCTTAATTGGCACACGCTTCAGGGCTTTCTTGGGGTTCTTAAAGCATTGGTAAGTGAAATGCCCCATCACTCCACACGTTTTGCATGGCTTTTTTGGAAAACTATCAATTGACACTCCACTCCTCCATTCGTTTGGCTACATTATAGCATTTCAGTTATATGATATAATTTGAACATAAACCAAAGCGTATACGGGAACTACCCGGTTAAGAAAGGAGAAGACGACTTATGGCTGAATCTAAATCAGAGGTGCAAGTAAAAACCTATATAGAGAAGGTCGACAAGCTAATTGCTAACGATGCGAACCCTCGCAAAATAAGCAGGAAAGCCTACGAATCGCTCAAGAAATCACTCAGGGACTTCCCTGAAATGAAACAGCTCCGAGAGATTATAGTCGATGAAGACCTAACTATACTCGGTGGACACCAGCGTATCTATGCACTAAAAGAGCTGGGCTATACTGACGTCACAGTCAAAAAGGTTACTGGCTTAACTGCAAAACAAAAACGTGAATTTATAATCAAAGACAATACTGCTTCCGGCGAGTGGGATACTGATGTTATTGCTAATCAGTGGGATATTGAAGAGTTAGAGAACTGGGGCGTGCCGAGCTTTAACTTTGGAGATGTAGACGGCGAGCCTAACGACCCTGCCTCTAAGGACGATCAGAGCAAAGCCCACACCTGCCCGGGCTGTGGTCTAGAATTCGAGGACTAAAGAAATGGAGAAAACATGGCACGTCACTACGGCATCCCTTATATGGGATCTAAACAAAAACTCGTTGACAAAATAATACCGTTCATGTTCAATAGGCATCCAAACGCCGACAGCTTTTATGATCTGTTCGGTGGAGGTGGAAGTGCCGCTTTATACGTCACGCTCAAATACCCCCACATCGATACTTACTACAGTGAGCTTTCACTAGCCATCGGAAACCTTATGCTTCACTTACGAGAGGCAGGAGAAATGCCGACAGACTTCGTTACTCGTAAACAGTTCGAGGCAGAGTACACAGGCGATGATTGGTGGGCAGGCGTATTACAAACCTGCTGGACATTCGGAAATAATCAAAAAAGCTATTTGTATGGGATGCCTATACAAGACTTTAAGGAGGAGCTATCAAAACTAGTAACGACTGGTAAGGCAGATATACCTTACCTCGAGAAATTCACAAACGACTTCGTATTAAAAGAATATGGCAAAGAGCTGAACACTCGCATATTCCTAAACACTAAAAAATACCAAACCAGCTATCAACGGCGCATTGTATTAAATAGACAAATACCGAACATCGGGCAAATGCAACATCTAGCAAGGATTGAGCGACTGGTCCAAATACAGAATATGCCCGGCTTAAGCATGCTCCACATCAAGCCCGGCGTGTCCTACCAAGACGTTGATATTATTGGCGAGAGTCCAATCGTCTACTGCGACCCACCATACGAAGATACTGCAGAATATAAAGAAGGTGGCTTTGATCATAAAACATTCTATGAGTGGGCTATGACTCGCAAGTTCCCGGTGTACATCAGTAGCTACAAGGTCAGCGATGATAGATTCAAGCTAGTCAAGGCAGTAAACACCCGAAGCCTGCTCGCAGCAGCCTATACCGACAAGCCAAGCTATAACTACGAGAACCTCTATTGGAATGGAGTGCAGTAGTGGCAGACCAAGAAATAAAGCTCGGTGACGAGGTAGAAGATGTGGTCGCTAAAATTCGTGGCATTGCTCATGGCAGAGTTCAATATCTAGACGGCGCAGTCTTTTGGATCATCCAGCCTGTATCGGAAGACTACAGCCACCTCGCAAAAGAAGTTCATAGTCAAGAGAACTACTGCAGGAGAGTTGGTGACGGAGTAAGGCTCAAACAGCGAGCGCCTCTCGGCTTCCATATAAAAGATGTGCAGGAGTAATCCATGCAGTCTAAATTCAAACTGAAGCCTCTATTTCAAAAGCGAATACAAAAGTTATTCAAAAAACCAAAGAAGAAAAAGCAGAACAAGGCTCTATTAGATAAAATGCACGATGAGTGGTTCTTCAACCTTGCGCCCGGTTATTTCAAAAAAATGACTGGGGAGTGGAACGAGCGCAACCTGAAGATTGAGCTTGTCGTGCAGGATAACTACGATGAGTGGTTGAACTACTTCAAGACCATGCCACCGAGCCATATAAAGATGCTCGCAGCAACCGGGCAGGACTTTCTATCAACCGAAGCCTACGCAGCACTTAGCCGTTGGCACGATATTATCGGCAACCCTCACAGAATAGACAAAATACATCAATCAGGACTTACAAACCCAAGAGCAAACAAAGATTACAAGACAATCGCCCAGCTCGCCCTCGCTAACGACCGTCTAGGCGTTCTTAAAGCCACTCGCGATAAAATAGCCGAGAAACTCGACAAAGGGGCAGGTTCGCGCGATACGGCGCTCCTAACACGTGAAATGACCGAGATCATGACGCAGATATCGGATTACGAAAAGCGGCTCGGTCCTGAAAAGTCCACTGAGCTGGGTAAGCTACTAGACGAAATGCCTGAAGCCAAACGGAAACGTCCATCTGAAAACGGAGGTGGCTCAAGGCACACCAGCTTTAAATCAAGAGTAACAATAAAGGATCTAGAATAATGGCTAAACTATACGGCAACCAAAAGCCTCGACTCGACTACTACAAAGACGGAGATATATGGCTCGCCGATAAAACAATCAGGCTACTAGAGCATTACGGCGTTAAGCTATTAGACTGGCAGAAACAAATACTCTATCGCTGGATGGCAGTAGAAGAGGACGAGGACGGCAATTGGAAGTGGGTCAACACTGACTGTGGCTTGATTGTTCCCCGGCAGAACGGTAAGTCTGAAATGATGATCGCCCGAATTGTCGGGGGCATGATATTTCTAGGAGAGGCTTTGATTTATACGGCGCACTCAGATAACACCGTCTCCGAGATTAAAAGGCGTGTCCTGCGTTTCTTTTACGATGCCGAGCAGGAGATTAGAGACATGCTAACGGACGAGTTTGACAAAGAGCCAAAGAGCCTCGACTATATTGAACTGCGTAATCGCTCCCGGTGCGTATTCCGAACCCGAACCCGAACCAACGGACTGGGTAGTACAAACGATGTATTGCTATTAGATGAAGACCAAGAAGAGACGGACGCTCAACAGGAAGCTCTACTGCCTACAATCTCTGCAGGTAAGAATCACAACCACCAAACTATTCGTGTTGGTACTCCACCGAGTGGTGGAGGTAAAGGCACGGTGTTCATGAGAATGCGAAAAGCCGTTATTGACAGGAAAGCTCCCGATGTCTGCTGGCAGGAGTGGTCAGTAGAGAATATGTGCGATCCAATGGACGAGGATGCGTGGTATCAAACAAACCCAAGCCTCGGCTACTTCCTGATGCGCTCTGCAGTAAAGTCTGAAGCACAGAAGATGGCAATAGACAGTTTTAATAAAATGCGCCTCGGCTGGATTGCAGGCGTCGAGAGCCTTAGAGCCATATCGGACGAGCTGTGGAATCCCCACGCAGTAGAGAAGGTGGCACTCCCTGAGAACCCAAACTTGGTCTACTCAGTAAAGTTCGCTCCTGACGGCAGTTCGGTATCATTAGCTGTCGGAGTAATAATGCCTGATGCAAAAGTCCACGTTGAGTTAGTAGAACGCAAGCCCATGAGCGCCGGGACGCTATGGCTCTCCGAGTGGCTAATCAAACGCTTCAGGAAACCCAACAAGATAATAATTGACGGTGCTGCAGGTACTCAGCTATTAGTCGAGGAGCTAGTCAGGTCAAACCCCAAGTTTAAAAAGAAGATACTTACTCCCAACGCTAGAGAGGCAGGAGCGGCATATGCTGACTTCTATACTGGATTAGAGCATGGTACTATCAGCCACTTCAACCAACCTGCGCTAAACGTATCAATTCGCACAGTTAAAAAGCGAAGTATTGGCAAAGACGGAATGTATGGCTATGCATCAATGAACGCCGACCTGCAGTCCGACCCAACCGAAGCTGTAGCGTTTGCATACTACGGCGCTCGCCGATTCAAAAAGGATAGATCGGGCAGTGGTAGTGGTCAGTCTGTTATGGTATGATTCATGCTATCCACTAGGGGAGTAAGACACCCTAATGGTAGAAACTCTATTTCGGCAATAGAGGCACATCATAAAGGTGTGTCTTTTGCTTTTCTGATACACTAGAAGCATGGAATTCCCAAAGAACCCCAGCAGACGGCAACGGAGGCAACAACAGGAGGTTTCACTAGCCATAGTGGGGATGCAGGACGTATATCTAGAACCAAGCCCGGAGAGGCTCGAGCAGATACTAATAGACGACCTCGTAATACCTGAGCCGGGCTTTAACTGGCACACCTTTCAGAAATACCTTAGACCTGAAGAATAACCCCTTATAGCTATTGACAAATAAGCAAGTTTAAGGTACTATGTAGTTGTTATGAAAACAATACAAACATACATCAAACAAAAGTACTACATATACCAGCGAGGCGAGTTCTTCCCGGTATATTCAAACAACGAACTAATAAACAAGCGAGCCTTCCATTTATACAAGGCAAAGCGAACGTTGCAGCACATAGCCTACTACTTCCGAGCAGTAAGCTATGAGATTAAACAAGCCCAGCACTAGGGTACACCCCTGTTAGAACTTCCTTTTTACATACTATATAGAAATGTTCTATTAGAACAATTTTACATACTATATAGATACAGAGGCTTTTATACACCGAATAACCCACTTACCCACAGCTTTATACACAGTTTAAGCTAGAGCAAGTTGCTTAGTAATTGCTCATGATGGTATATTAAGGTTCAAGACGAAAAAGAAATGGAGGGGTTTATGTCTTACAAGGTTAACGACCAAAGAAAACAAACAATGTTACTGCGTATCGGGGACGCAGCTACGCTCATAGACGATATGCGATACTTACCGTTCTATCGGAGCATTCAGATCAAACTAGAGAAGATGGGCAAAGCCGAGGAGTGGGCTAGAATGATAGAGGTCGCAAAGACCAAAGCCACCCCTAATAAATACTTCGCTACTATCTGCAAAATGGTCAAGGCAGGAACTTATAAATTCATAGACAAGGTCAAAGAGGTAACTGGAAGCACAGCTCTCTACCTGCAGGACAAGCTAGTAAAGTTCGGGTTCGGTAAATATCAGAAGTACTGGGTACACAAAGCCAACGAGTTCGTAAACAAAAACGGTATGGCAGGCTTCACAGATCTACTAGAATACGCTGAACGCAAAGGAATATCGCAAAAATACATGGCTAGCGCCCTGAAGAACTGCAAACCACCTCGCAAATACTACGCAGAGAACGTTTTAAATAAAAAATGATATGGTTGCTGGTCCTCTTCCTGCCAATACTATTTATACTAATGGCGATGTACTCAATCCTTAGAATATTTATTGTGATATTTATCGCAGTAATACGCTGGCTAATCAGCTTGGTGTGAACGATGATGAAGAACCATGTGGGGCGCACGAACTCGGCGATGCTATACCCGGCAGTTACTTTGATTACACCTGTGACGACTGTATGCTCCCGGCAAATCACTTAGATCCTGAAGAGCTTGCAGACCTGTAAACATTAGCGCTATACTAAAATTGTTAAGTCTTAAATCTTAATAACAAACACTAAAACAACAAGAATGGAGCAAAATATGCGTATTCGTATATTGGCAGCACTTATCAATCTATTAATTGGCAAAGAGCAGAAAGTCGGAAAGCTCGACACCACCTCTAACACTGTCAACTGGGGATAAGTTTATAAATATTGGTATTGCATAACCCTATACCGTTCTGTATAGTTATAAGTACTAAAGGAATGGCGAACAAATGGGGTTATTTACCAATAAAAAAACCAGTGCAACTGCACCAGTAATGCATCTAGACGAAGAGCTAGAGCAAGAACCAGTGAATTATAATAATGTGCTTGACTACCTTGTCGGACTCAGCGATGAAGACTACAAGAAAGTTCAGCAAGTTTCTATCATATACAGAAGCGCTAACGAAAAAGCGTGTGAGGCACTTGGTGTGGATTGCGAGCCAACATCATTTATACAAGCCCCTGCAGTATTAGTAGACGAACTCGGTAGACCAATCAATGAAGAGCCGGAAGACGACTTTCTAGACGATGATGAGCTCGAGACAGCTTTCCTAGAAGACAATCCTAAAAAGTCTCGGCAAACCGTTCAAGTAGAAGTAAAAGAACCAAAGAAACAATAAATCATGCAGGCGCTAGACATAGTCAAGCCCTCAGCGCTCCCTAGAACCCCCGACAGTAAAATGCAGAGGGTAATAGTAGCGTTTGATGTAGACGGCACACTTATCCGGAATTCCCGGACAACTGAACGCACTCCGGGAATCCCGGTCAACGAAGATGTGCCAATAGTGCATCAGATAAACACCCTGCAGGTTTTAAGCACCTACAAGAACATCCGAATAGTAGTCTGGTCAGGTGGAGGCAGAGAATACGCAAAGACATGGGGCAAGCGCCTCGGCTTAGACAAATATGTGTGGAAATACGCCAGCAAGCTAGAACACCACGCTATTAGCCAAGACTGCGCCTTTCTCATAGCCATAGACGATATACAAGCCACAGCACTCGGAGACGTAAACCTAATCGTTCGCGAGAAATGATATGGTAAAACTACCAACAATAT